TTGATAAGAAGTTCCGTGAAGACGGCTACCCACAAGCAGTTGAATTAGACGATAACAGTCCAGTTGATGAAGGTGTATGTATCAGGGTCGATGGTCTGTCACCTTACATATTAAAAGCAAAAAGTCCTAAGTTCCTTGAGCATGAAACAAAAATGCTCGACGAAGAAGCTGTGGACATGGAAGAAGAAGGTAAATAAACATGAAATTTCTAATAGTATTCTCGATATTTGTCTGGGTCCTTGCACTTGTAGCGGTTGTTATCGCTTTACTAGCACTGATCCCAGCAGTAATTGTATGGCTTATCCTCGCAGCCTGTGGAGTTTACACAAACTTCTGGCTTGTCTGGGGTATAGCAACACTAATTGGACTTATTGTCAAGGCTTAACATGAAATACTTCTCGATGTTTACAGGTATCGGGGGATTTGAACGTGGAATTGCACTCTCAGAAACAAAAGGGGAGTGCATAGGCTACTCTGAAATCGACAAATATGCAATACAAACATTTGAACACCACTTTGGAAAGGAAATAAAAAACTATGGGGACGCAACCCGAATTAACACCTCAGAGCTTCCAGACTGTATCATCGTTGACATCGACGGCACCCTAGCCCACATGGATGGCAGGAGCCCTTACGACTACACACAAGTGCATACAGATGTTGTAGACGAGAACGTGGCACAGATTGTACGCAAATACGCACAGCGTGACATCATGTTTGAAACACCCGATACTTACATCATCATTGTTACCGGGCGTGACGATACATGCAAGGACGTTACTCTAAAGTGGCTTGCAGACAACAATATACCCTTTGACGAGTTCTATATGCGAGATCATACGCTAGTTGACGAAAAGGGCAATAAGTTGGATGATACCATTATCAAGCGTAATATCTACGAGGAAATGATTAAGCCTCGTTTCAACGTCCGATTTGTGCTTGATGATCGTGACCGAGTAGTAAAGATGTGGCGTGAGCAGGGTTTGAAAGTATTGCAAGTTGCAGAAGGAGATTTCTAATGTCTAGTTACGCAAAAATAACAAAGCACCCTACAACTGGTGAATACGCCTTAGCACGATGGATTGATGATTACTTTGCACCCCACTATTACGGAGTAAAGTTTCCTAATGATGACAAGGTGTACCCGGCTGAGTTTGTCGAAGAACGACAGATACACGATTTCTGGGCAGAAGACGTTATAAACGCCTACAAGTACGTTCTAGGTTTTGCGGCTAGTGACGAGAATGTTATCAAGTTCTTGAACCAGATACAGAAGGAATACCACGCACGATGGCGTAACGACCCTCTGACGGGCGGTGGAGCCACAGAGCTATCAATAGTCGTCCAGAGGGCTGAAATGCCCTGTGAGCACGTCGTACAAGGCGGAGAGTGCATATACTGTCGTTTAGTGATAGAGGATGAAGAATAATGTATGCAGCCTTCCTCATCGAACTCATCTCACACGCAAGAGAGCACAACCAAGACATGCGGTTCGGGCAGTTACTGTTCAATGCACTGTCCCTCCACGATAAAACAAATTACGACTCAGAGTACAACGAGAACTTTCATTCAAGACTATTTTACATCGAAGACGCCGAGCTCGCTACCGCTATATCCGAGTGGTATAAGTTCGTCGAAACCTATAAAAATCCCAGTACGGGACTTCTACCTGAACCCGGCGACCATAAAGTGGAAGGGTAAAAGCGTCTGGATAGCTGATTTAGAACTATTTAACATGCTAATTGAGGACTGGCGAAAGAGATATAAATGGTCCAAGTCCCAAGCATATGACGAGTTCTTTGATATGACCCCCTAACAGGGGTCTTTTTTTATGCTTGCATACGCTAATGTTTATTGCTATTATGTGAAATATATTACTGTGTCTCCTTACCGCTCATGCTATTGTCAGAGGTGAAAGGAGGTAACAGAGTATGAAATCAAGAAAGGGCTTGACAAAGAAGCGGTAGCTTGATACTATTATATATGCCCACAAGGGTTTTTGGTTGATGAGTAGTCGGTGTAATTTATGGGAGTTTTTTACGCCATCGAGGAAGGTGCTACATTATCATCGCCAATGTTTGAAACTGAAGCGGGGGGTATCTGCGAGAGCCCCTCGTTTTCAATTTCTACACCCATAATAGCACTCTTAGCTATTCTGTGGAGCAATTCAAATAGACGCTTATCAGAGCGTTCAAATAGGTCATCTACGATATGCTCAAGCTCGGAACTCATCTGGTATCCAGTTGTAAGGGTGGTGAAATGCCTGCAAGCCCTTATCGTTCGGAACAGTGAATTCTGCGTTTATTGGCGGTTCTGCTGCTGTATCGTTTAATAGTATGGACAGTACATTGTGTGTACGGTACCAATAAAGAAATACTTCAACGCCATTATTCCGGCGGTGCATTAGTTCTTCACGGGTATCGTCAAGCCGTTCCATCATGGTAGCTCACTCCCAACCTTCTGGGACGCCCTCAGAGGCGTTTAGATCACTAAATGTGTGTCGTTCCCAAGCGTCAAGGTCGCACTGTGCTACAGCCCTCATACCGAGGTGCTGAGGAAATTCGTGAGCTACTATGAATTCTTCCATTTCTGGATATACTGGACTATCAGAGAAGATGTAAGCCCCAGAGTTTTCTTCTTCGTTAAATACCAAGAAGACATGGTTATAGATAGCTAACCGCCCAAAGAACTGAAACAGTGTGGTGTTATCCCTAGTCGCTTCAAAGACCTCCTGACCGATATTCAGTCTCATGGATGGTTCTTGACTAGGGGAGTTTTCCATATTTGTTTTTACCTTTGATTGCATTGTAGCATAACCGTTGTTAAAAGTCAATATCAATGAAGCCCAAACTAAAACCCCCCGGCGTATTCCGAGGGGCTCTTACCACTTTTGTTTTTAGAGCCTGATAGCTCTTTTTATGAAAGTGTTTGTTTTTGTTTTGCTTCTTTTCTGCTGCCAGCTATAGCGTACTCAGTTGCGGAGAGGTTTGACAGGGACTGCGAGGAGCCCTGTAGCTACACGTGTGAGGGGGAGTTTTGGGAGGGTTTTTGTTTGTTAAAGAGACTTGAGGAAGGTGCGAACTGGACTAGTTGCAGTGTAGCACAAGCGGTATAAAAAGTCAATAGATTTTTACTTAATCAGTTGACCTTTTTGCCAGTGTCCACAGTTATTACAGCGTAGACGGTGGTAACGGCGTCGGTTAGTGTACCGGGTGCCTCTTTTCTGTAAGCTAGAGCCCCCACAGTTCTCACAGTGGTCGGGGTTAGAGTGGTCGATAAGACCGAGGTTAGGGTGGTTGACCATCCAAGGGCGTAAGCGGAGGTATACCTGCTCAAGCACGTTCACGTCCTGTATGTTATATTCCTTCATGTGAGCCCACGAAGCAGGATCACCAGCTAGACAGCCGTCCCAAGTCTTGATACCACCAGCGTCTGCTTTGTGGTCCAGCCCGAGAGCGATAGCAAGGTCTGACAGTTTGTTGCTAGAAAAGCCAAAGTATCGTTTAGCTACCTTTTTAGTATCAACTTGGAAGTAGTTTGATGGTGGATCGAAGCCATGTATGGCAATACGAGCGTTTGTTTTCTTCTGGTCGAACTGGTCGCCATTATGTGCGATAACAATGTCTGCTTCACCAAATAGTTTCCACAGGCTTGCAACTACCATAAAGTCGTTATTCACGCCCGGAACATAGCCCGGAAGGTCATCCTGTGATACAATATGTATTTCGTCTTCACCTAGCCACTTGTAGGCAAAGCAGAGGATTTGCATGTCTTCTACGATTTCACGCTCGATGGGGTGATCGTCGTATAGTCCCCACTTTTTCTCCTTGGTGACAAGATAGCTCGTCTCCAAATCATATAGTAATGTTTTCGCCATTGGGAGTTTTTCTCTTTTCTTTTTGCATTTTTCATTTTTTTGTTGTAATAACTGCTATCAGGGTAGCACATTTAGCGTTGAAAGTCAAGACGCTAACGCTATTCGACCCATCATGACCTCTCTATGAGGCTTCTCTGGAGGCTGTTCAGTAGCGTGTCTTTCGTCGTGTTCTGCCCGGCACAGTTGCTCTTTGTTCTCTGGTAGTTCCCTGAAATCCCTCTCGGTAGGAGTCCTGTATGATCTGCGTGGATAAAATAAATGGTGAGTGTCGCTAAAACACCCACCAAGTTCGGCATATTTGCAGTCAGGACGAGGGTTAGGACACTCGCCCTTCATGCTATTCGCCTCGTGTGAGGTAAGCTACTGCAAAAGTCTTTACTGCGGAGAGTCCAGCGGCAACGGCACCGATCAGTGCAACTTTGCTAAATGGCTCTGGGGTCAACAGCAGGACTGCAAAGAAAGCTTGTACGAAGGTCCAAGCGGCTTTGATTGCTAAGCTTTTTAGTTTTTCTTTTGACATGGGAGTTTGCCTTTCTTAGAGATTACTATTTTTGAACAGATTTGTCAAGAACAATCTTATTTTCTCAACAAGTGCTTCGAGTTTGCCAATACGTACTATGAGGTCGCCGTTAGGATCAACTGGAAGTGGAGGAATAGTACCAGCACCACTATCTTCTTTAGGTGGTACAGGAGTTGGGTCTACAGGAACTGGAGTCGGATCAACAGGTGCAGGTTCCACGAAGTCTTTACAGTCAGCCTTTGAGATACCGTTATTGAAACCCTTGTCCCATGAGTATTTAGACAGGTAGTAGTCGGTGTTGCTGAGTGGGTGGTCATATACTCCAGCTACGTCAATGACCGTACCAGCTTTGAGAGCAGTTACAGCCTTAGCGTTTGCGAAGCTAGTAAAGCTCATATCCCACACGTTAGCGTCACGGATCAGGACAACCTTTTTATCAGGAATATCAACACGTAGACCAGCAGGTTTAGGAGCATTTTCGACGGCAATTCGATTTTTAGCCTTTTGCCAGCAAGCGGCAGCATAGCCCTTGTTTTTTAGTTCAGCAGGACACAGCGTAACAGAACTAGATACGTCCATGTGGAACTCTAGAATTAGGTTAGGGAAGATTTTAAGGCAGCGGTACATCAACTCTGTAAGGTTGTCAAGGGTTACTTGATCGTAGTATCCACGCCAGTCACCACGAGTCTCAACAGTAATGCTTTCACTGTTTGAACCGAAGTTTCCGTTGGTCCACTGTGTGTCATCAGTATCGACATACTGTTCAATAGCACCCGGTGTACGACCTACCCAGAACGTGCTAGAAGCGTTACGATCAGCGTTTTGCCAAAGGTAGCGAAGTGTGTCTTCCCATCCAGCAGAGTGGTGAATGGTGAACTTGCGAATTGGTGATGTGCGTCCCTTGGTATAGTTACTCCAGTGGGCTGGGTAAAAAGGGATATTTGGTAATTTCATTTTTTCTCCGTTATTTTATTTTCTTAATTACTTGTGTCTCCACTGTTTGACGGCTAACCTTCTGAGTTGGGTGGAGTAGAGTTGATCGGTCTTCTGAAGCAATGATTGCTGAACTCTGAAGACTAAGAAGGATTTGGCGGTTACTTTCAGCGATAGCTTTGTTTCCGTCGCTAATGTCCTGCATAGCCTTAGCCATTTCTTGTAGAGGTAGTTCTTTGTAGACTTTGATTTGTCCCTGTAAGTCAGCTATTGCTTTAATGTTTTCGAGGTGGTTTTTGTGGTCAATTTTGCTTTGTTCTTCGAGGGCAGCGATACGTTTCTCCTGTGCGACTGAGAGTTGTTCGTAGTTTGTAATGGTTTGCTTTGGAATACGGGAAAATAGAGCTAGGGCGGAACCTACAGCCAGCGATATATAACCGATGATTGCGATTGGGTCCATTAGACGAGTTCCACCATGATATAGCTAGGGTTAGTTGCTGTGCTGTTAGAGTTTGCAGTAGCGGCGTTTGTACCACGGTCAATTTGAGCCTTGAAGGTACGAGCACCAGAGGCAGGTTGTAGTACGGCAAATGGGTTAACCGATACGATGTCGCCAGAGGCGTTCGTTGCCCCAGAAGCATTTGCAATCTGTACGTTACCAGCGGTTACATCTATAAGTATCATCCTGACACCGTTGTTGGCAGCAGAGCTTGAACCACCACCGATGTATCCAGACACCCTAATCTTACGGTTAGCAGGGACGTTGACTGTGACGTTAAGTCCGGCAATATCCGTAACAGTTGTACCAGTTGCGTTAGCTATGATCTGTCGGTATCCGATGATTTTACGGAGTGGGTCGTTAGGGAAGATGAGGTTTCCGATAGAGTCAGTAACTGCGTAAGGGATAGATGAGGCGATTGGAAGCACCTTGTCTTGTTGACCTTGGTTAACGGCACCTGCACTTGCAATGTTTGAAGCACCAGTTACGATGATACCGATACGGACATTGTTAGCGGCTAGGGCAGGACTTGCGGCATTGTTGGCTACTTCTGTGTAAGTAAGTAGTACAGTACCATCACCGTTATCAGAAGCGTCAATATATGTGTCTTTAGAAGCGGTAAATGACCGGGCAGAGACGGCAGAGGCAGTAAGTCGCCTACCGTTAATGTAAATCACACCAGATGTCATAGAGGCGTTACGGGTTGAGGCGTAAGCGTCACCACTCCAGACCATACCAGAGGCTACGTAGTCATAGTATAGTTCTGTACGAAGTGGGTCCGTTGAAAGTTCACCACTAGCGAGAGCAGTAAACCACTTATCCACAGGTGCCATAATGACGGTTGAGCCCGTAAGGTGGGCAGCAGGAGTAGTACCAGAGTAACCACGACCATCAGAAGGACAAGTGATTGTCGAGGCACCCTTAGACGTATAGACAATGACTTCACGGTTAGATGTGGAGTCAGGTTCTATAATAAGAATACCTGAAGTAGGAGTTGGCACAGTCGCCAAACCAATAGTTAAAGTACCAGAAGTAATGTCACCTGTTAGTGTAGATGAGTAAAAGTTCTGATAACCGAAGTTAGAGGGATTGAGTCGAGTAGCCATTTTTGTTTTTGTCCTTTTGGATTATCTCTATTATAACATATTTCGTTATAAATTGATAGTCACTTTTTTGCTGTTAGATTTCTTAGGAGTGCTTACATCCTTGAAGCTGATACCAGTGGTACGACGCTTGCTAGAGAACTGTGGAGCCTCTTTCTTAGCCCCTTCAGTGCCGTTAGACACGTAAGCTGATAGGTATGCTCGTTTGGACTCACCAGAGCCTGAACCGCCACCCGATCCGCCTGAGCCACTTCCACCACGTCCGGCACCAGAACCACCACTACCGCCCTTGCCAGCAGGAGTGCCGTAACCATAGTTATTGCGGAATTTCTTAGAGAATTTGAGGGAGCCAGTCAAACCAGAGTTGTACAATTCTTCGTCAAGCTTGATAGCAGCGTCGAGGTCTTCTTTAGACACCTGTCCATCGTCGATGAGACTCTTGAGGTCTGACGATCCACCTTCGTTGAAGATGTCACGTTGGTCTTCGGAATAGTTGTATTTGTAAGCCTTAGTCTGGAAGGCACGGGCTTTGTTTTGCTTGTCGATGTTGGTGTATTCTGGGTGTTCGAGCAAGTCTTTTTCATATTCCGCATACTCTTTTGAGAGGTAGTTAGAAGGCTTGTATTCTGGAAGTCCCTTGACACGCTGTTTGTTAAGTTCGGCAGCAACCGTCTTAGCGTTTTCGTCTGGTGACTCTTTAAGCCATGCTTCCTGATCCTTTTTAGTCATAGTATTGTACTTAGAGTAGAAGTTCTTAGCGGCGTCAGATTTGACACTCTTTGGAACGTCCACACTCTTACCATAATCACTAACCCATTTCTTAATCTGGTCAAACTTGTCTTTTTGAGCCTGATCGAGCGAGTTAGGGTCAGCCTGTCCGGTAGCGTATAGGTCAGCGTCTTCCTGTGACAGCAGGGACTTAGCTTTCTTAGTGTAAGCTTCGTTTGCAGCCTTTTTAAGAGCAGCTTTTTTCTCAGTTTCAGAGGCGTCCTTATCAAACTTGACCTTAACAGGACGGTTCTTTTCATCCATGAATACGTTACCCTCATTGTCGAGGACCATGTTATCTTGAATTTTTCCACCAAAGGCGATTTTACCGTTTGAGTCGGTTTTCGTATCTTTAGTGGCAGTTTCGCCGTATGTTTGGGTACCGATACCAAAGAAGTTTGGAATGTTCATTAGCACAGATTTACCAGCGTCGCCAGTGTCATTGTAAGCGTCCGTGACACCACCTACACCCAGTGGAGTTACGAGGTTTGCGGTTTCTTTAGCTACGTTAAGGTCTTCACCAAAGCGGTCTTTACGATCATTAGGATTGCCAGTGTCACCTTCGCTAGACTGGAGCATACGTGCAGCATAACCAAGGAGAGGGTTTAGCTTATTTTGCAACATATCTTGTGCTAAGTCAAGGCGGTTTGGTTGTCCAAAGCCTTCACCCATGGTCTGGATTTCGCCAGTAGAGCTGTTCTTCTTCTCACCAGTAATCATACGGGCAAAGAATACGACGTTCTGTTGTAGACCACCGAATACGTCAAAGCGAGTATTACCCACCTTGATCTTCATAAAGTCAGAACTACGAGGGTCCATTTCTACTTCTGCACCAGCGGCGTCAGCGAGTCCTACGACTACACCAGCAGCAGCCATAAATGAAGCAATGTTCTCAATAGCCCGGCGTCGAGCGATTGGGCTCAGACGAGCGTAGTAAGCAGGGTTGATAGCGTTCAAGCGTGAAGCCCACAGACGAGGGGCGAACAGGGTACTTGCCAGTGTCTGCATGTTCTTTTCAGTAAATCCACCCTTTTTACCACCCGAACCAGTAGAAGTGTTGATAACTTCACCGATGTCACGGAGGTCTTTTTCAGACAGTTCTTTAAGTGCTTGATCTGGACCACCGAGGGAGTCGAGCCATTTCTTAGCAATGTTGTAACGGAGTTTAGTAAGACCGCCAGAGTAGGCACGGTCAGAGGCTTCAATACCTCTACCATAGACGGGGACTTTTTCAAGTATGTGTGCACTAGCCATCATTTCGTCGGAGTTACCCGTAACGGCTGGAAGTCGAACGCCTAGTTTGTCAGTAATCGTTTCAAAGGCGTCATCATCTGCAATACGCTTCATTTCAGACTTGAAGTAGTCGGCGTTTTTAACGTATTTAATAGACTCTTTGTTTGCGTTTACCCACTCAGGGAAGTTACGAACAGCAACCTGTCCACCCTGTCGGAGCCCCATAGAGAAGTCGAAGCTTGCCATTGCAGCACGAGGGACACCAGCTATGTCAACAATCCTATCACGCCATGTTTTAGGGTCTTCTGCAACAGCGTCTTCAATAGCCTTAGCCATTTGGTCGCCATCTTCCCCGAAGTATTTGCGGATCATGTTAATTTCGCCCGGTGTAGGCTTACCTTCAGCAGCACCCCAGATTTTACGCATAGCGTTCTGGAGGTTAAGTTTCTCGAATGAACGAAGTGTCGAGCTCTCGATGTCGTTTAGAATAGTATTCTGCGTACTCTCGGAAGCGGTAATAGGGTTAAAGCCAGACTCAGCGTACTTGCCTTTTAGGGCACCAAGTTTAGCACGGAACCCGGCTTCACCACCACCAGCACTTTGGAAAGCACCATCGGCTTGGTTGATACGTGCAGCTTTTTGTTGAGTTCGGATTTTAGCAGCGTCATCAAAGTTCTTTTGAGCACCATTTAGGTTGTCTAGGACTTCCTGAACAGCTCGTTTTGTCTCATCATCGGCGTTTGGCACGATTTCTTCAGCCTTTTGTGGAGAAACGCCCAGAGTAGGGCTAGGAGACGTTTTGAGAGCATTTGCCCCATTTTCGGTAGTTGTATCAAGTTGGTTAGCAAACGTCGTTCCTGCGTCCTCTGGTGAGGTCGTTTTTACGGAGCCATCAGGTGCAGCGTCAGAAACACCAGTTTGAGCCTTGGACACATCCCCAATGGCTTGTTCCGGCGTTGGAACAGCAGATTTAGCTTGTGATTTTGCAGGTACAAATACTTCTCCTTCGCTGAAATCTCCGAGCATACCATAGGTATCTTTTGGCTTAACGGTAACAGAGCTTACATCACCAAACCTTTTTGCTTTGCGTTCAAGTAATGAATAGGAGTTCATCCTATTTTTTGCGGAATTAGAGGTGTTACCGCCTCTATACAAATTTATGTCTTTATTTAAAAACTCGTCGTAAGTCATATTCTCACCGAACATCTCTTTGTAATAGTCATACATACGGCTTGTGCCAGCATCTTTAATCTGTGGATTATTGAGTATGTCTTGTTCTATTTCTGGGAGTGCTTTATAGTCTGACTGCTTAAACCACCTGCTCCATAGTTCTGACTTAGGCTGTATAGTTTTATTCAATACTTGCTGTGACGTATTTGTATCTAGGTAGTTTGGTGTCTTCCCTACTTGTGAGTTGACTTTTGTCTTAAAATCTGTTGTAGGTGCGTCTACAGCTTTGGCACCAGCAATACCGAGGTCTTCGGCTTCGTTAGCAGCAGTCTTAGCATACTTAGCAATGACAGGACGGAGTTCTTCTGGAACCTCTTTAATACGCCCCGTAAGAGCTTTTTGCATATAGTCAGAAAAGTCTTCGCTATTTATATCAGTTTGGGTGTAGCCCTTACGGACAGCAGAAATACCTTCTTCCTCAAGTCGTTTACGTACTTCGTCAGGAAGCTGGATGTTTGGGTCCAACTCCATAGTTTTAAGTACCTCCCTCACGGCGTCAGGATTTGTTTCCTGAGCAAGGTAGTTAGCAAGGTTATTGTCCACCTTCATTACCTGTTGGATACGGGCAGGATCGGTTTCCTTTAGAATATCATCTACGACGCTGGCTGATCGTTCACCTTTGCGGAATAGGCTAATAAACTTACCAGCACCCTTAAATACTAGGTTTGCACCTGTGTCAATAGCAGTACCTACGGCGAGGTCTTGTGCAAGGTTTGTGTCTCGTCCACGGACTTGGCTAATTGCCTCCTGCGTTAAACCGCCACCGAGTGAGTCGGCTAGGAATGGCAGAACTTTAGCACCAAAACCACCTGCTTGTATAATACGTTGAGCAGCAGGGATTTTAGAAACAAGTTTGGCAGCACCTGCACCACCTGCGATAGTAAGACCGATGTCGGTACCTACAGTGATTGGGTCAAATTCTTTACCAATCTGTCCAGCGGTGAAGTTGTCTAGCTGTTCTTGTACGTCTTTTTGATGTCCGAAGTTGGCAGCGTTCATGGTCCAACCAAAGGCTTTGTTGTTTGCAGCCTCTAAGAAGTCGGAGAATGTACCACCAAGTTTACCATTGTCATTAAGGACCTTGGCGGTGTTGAGGGCGACCTGATCGCCTTCCTTAGCTTTCTTGATAACGTCGTTAACGTAGATACGTCGTACTTCGTCCCCAAGTTCGTCATAACTTTTAAGGAATGTGTCTGCGTCGGACTCAAAGTCACGGTTAGCACCTACCTTGGTTAATTTACCAAAGTCACCCATGTACTTACCAACATCCCATCCAAAGAGCTTTTTAGTCTCAGTACCTTCGTTAGTCAAACCCTTGAACTTGTTTGAATAGTTAGGTACGTTTGGATCAGGTGCAGGAGCTTTGGGTACAGAAATGTTGTACTGCTTCGGCTGGGCAATACTTATCTGTGGTTGGGGTTGAGTTGGGGCTGTTGCTACAGTCAGTTTTTGTTGTGGCTGTGAAGCAATCCGAATACTAGGGCTTGCATTGTTAAGCACCTGTAGTCGGCGTCGTGGATCGTTCAAGTCCATTAGAGCCTCCTTTAGGCTGTAGTTTCTGCTTGTTTCTGGATTTCTGAGTTAACACCACTAAGTAGTGATTGTGCGTCTTCTGGGCTCAGACCTGCACTCTGGATGAGTTGTCCGGCAATAGCAGACTTCATCTTAGGATCGGCATTACCTGCAACGATTTGGCTAAGAGTAGTTTTAAGTTGTTGTGTACGTTGACTAGCTGGGGCGATACCTTCAAGAGATTTCTTGTTTGTAGCGTTCGTGTTGTATTCTGCTTGTCCACCACGGAGCTGTGCGATACGTGCGTCAAGTTGTGATCGAAGGCTAGTAAGTTCACCAACATCATCAGTTTCACCAAGGCGACCAACGATAGAGTCCATACCTGATTTCTCAGCGTCAAAGCCACCTTTTTGAGTAGCAACCCATGAAGCGATTTTAGCGAGGTTATCTTGCAGTTCGGTACCAAGATCACGGATTTGGTTTTCACCAGCGTGAGTAACGGTATCAACATTGTTACCACGGTAAGAGCTATCGAAGCTACCACCAGCAGCGTGAGCAGCACCAAGTTTTTGGTTCTCACCTTCGACTTGATTAGTGATGTCACCACTTTCAGTACCAAAGCGTTGGTTGAGCTTTCCGGTCTGTTCTTGTGCACCAGCGTCAACTAGACCATAACGGCTGTTGAAGATGTCTTTAATGTTGTTAGCGATATTAGTAACGTCACCACGAAGTGATCGAACTTTAGCGGCTTGTGCAGCAGCAGCTTGAGCAGCGGCTACAGCGGCTGGGTCAACGGCAGGAGCAGTGTTTACTAAACCTTGTACTTGACCGCCACCACCTAGTGATAGGTTTTGACCATTCTGTGGGTTAATTGCAGGTTGCAGGTTAGGGCTAGAGCCTTGGATAGTTGGAGAACTACCTTGGATTGAAGCACCGGAACCACCACCCTGAAGAAGGCTAGACGAACCTCCTTGAAGCATGTAACTTGGAAACATTTTTAGTTTATTCCTTTTTTTATTTTCTGAGTGTTAGTTTCATTTAAGACGCATTGGTTTTCATATATTGTATCACAAAACTCGTGAAAAGTCTAGAGGTAAATTTTAGCACTAGAGTCGAATACGTAGTGTGATTTTGGATAGTAGGCGTAGATAGTACCGAGTAAGACAAAGTTCTCGTCAATTCGGTTATTGTAAATTTTGTATTTTATGGTACGACTATCGAGGTTTAATCCGATAGACTGTGGGTTATCAATGAAGCTTGCTGTGCTAGATGAAGAAGGAGCTTCACCGTCAACACCGAGTATGACCGTACCAAGCATGTTCAGACCCATACCACGAGAGGAGATGGTTCCGATTACTGCACTACCTACAGTTACACCATCATCTTGGTAAACTGTAAAGGTTATTTGTCCAGACAGACGGCGGAAGATTAGACGAAGGTCTACCCAGAACTTAGTAATATCAGGGTTTCCGAGGTCTTGTGCCTTCGATACGATATAGGCTTCGATTGCAGCACCGTTGTCATTGTAAGTACCCGTAACACGCTTGTACACCTGTGTGCCACCATCATCTAGGAAGTACAAGTCTTCGTTGTTAAATGTGTCGATGTATCGGACCATAGCCTGTGCATTGAAGTTTGTCCACAGTGAGTAAGCTTGGAAACGACGATCATACGTCATTGTCTTACTGATTGTAGAACTACCTACTGGGTACGCTAGGATATACTTGTTGTCGAAGTAGATACCATTACAACGGCTGTAATACTGTTTGTTGATTGCGTCCATAGACGGCTGAATACGAATAGACAGGACCTGTGTACGAATGGCGGTAAAGAACTGAGGCTCGTTACCAAGAACACGGTGTCCTTCACGGCTCATAAAGCTAATGTCGTTTTCGATGTTGACAACTGACTTGTGAGAAACACATCCAGTAGCGTAAGTAACAGGGGTGACGGTAGGGTTCCCAGAACTGTCAAAGGTTACTTGGAAGATCGAGCGTTCTTTAAAGACAATAAGCACGTCTTGGAATACACCTAGTGCAGTGATTTTATCACCATCGTTTTTACGGATGTCAAGTACGTTAGCTTCCGTCAGGGCTGGAGTTCCGGCAAATACAGTTGCACCCGGTACGTTAGGGTTTCCGTTTTCAGAGTCGTTCGTAGAGTCAGGCTGTGGTTGTGTACCACCAGTGGTTACAGTAAAGTCAGCGGCGTTAGTCAGGTTGGAAATGAACAGACGTGATGGTTGACCATCGACACCTGCGGCAATGTGCTTGTTCTGATAGTAAACTGAGAACTTAGCTTTCGGCATGGTTCCCGGTCGAGTGACGGCTGATCCGTCAAAGTAAGCACCACCGTCTGTACCGTTCCATATGAACAGTTTAAGTCGAGCCTGTGTGAAAGCTGTATCCTTGGCGGCAGTGAACGTATCACCAGTGGCGGTAGACCAGTTACCTGTAGTACGATATTTGAGTTGTGTACCGTCAATCGTCACCATATAGTTAGATGACTCAGTAGAGAAGGTGCCTAGACCCCTTGCGGCGGTCAATGCGTTTCCAGCGGCTACATATCCAGCACGTTTGCGGATCACACCACCTTCGTCATACTCCATGTTCTGCATATCCGAGAACTCTTTGTTATCAATAAGAGAAGGAGAGACTAAGTTATTTAGTCCCTTTGATGGGTTCATAACCACGAGTCGTTGTGGTGGTTTGACCTTCTTAGCCGGAATTTCGTTATTACTACGACGGCTCATTAGAAGTCTCCAGTATTTGAACCTGTTTGTGATTGTGCAGTTTTGCGACGTTTACGGGGTGCATTTACTTGTTGAAAAGCAATGTCTTGGGAAAGTTTGTTCTGGAAGATTTTCTCGTCCTGAGAAATGTCGGCGTCAGGGTTTTGCCCAAGTTTGACGTATCGCCGGGCACCGAGAGCGATAGTCATTTTGTTTGGGTACGGGGTAACAACAGTTCCAGCACTATCAAGTACAGGAGCCTTTTTCTGGTAGCGAACTAAGGCAGTTGTTACATCGGCGTCCTTAGTTTTGATAACAAATACATCATCACCTACTGCCTCAATCCAAGCAGCACGATCACCGTCATTAAGGTCTTCGGCGTCGTCAGGGTCCACTAAATCAAGCTCAGTCTCAACACCATTGTTGAATTTAACGTGAGCCTGTTGCGAGTCATCGTAATTAGTTGGAAGCGTTGCAATACCGCTAGAGATAGTCAGTGTTGCGTTAGTACGAGCAAAACGCCAAGGGTAAGCTTGGTATGCTTCTACGAGTGTCTGTTGTACAAAATCTGCACGGGGAGCACTGGTGGTTGCGTTAACCGAGCGTTCTCCAAGCAGATAAGCGAGAGTCGTAAGAATGTCTGATTGATTGATTGTTGCCATTAGTAGTTCCTAGCTATGCGATATTCAGGGAAAGCGTCGTATAGTTGCTTTCCGATTTTTTCTTCCAAACCTTTGTTGCGTCCACTCATTTCAACCGCTAATTCAGGGTCAAGTTTGGTCATAGCTGTGTATACGGGACCAAAGAGTTTCATCGTGTTACGCATAGTTCCAGACTTGCTAGACGCATATTTATTCTCATTCTTGGTTCGGAGCTCTTTACAGGCTTCTGAGTGTTCAGTTTCCAGTGGAGCATACCAAGGCTTTAGCTCAAGTGTGAGCTTACGGATGAGACGCCATTTCTCTGGACGTGGCGTGTTCTCGATCTTTTCTATTGCTTTAAGGTATTTTTGTCGTTGTTCGGGCGTTAAATCCATGTTTTCCTCCCCCCAAGAGTCCGAAGACTCCTGTACGGGGAAGTACCAAAGGGTATCTTAGAAGAATACTGTACCTTGAGCGTTTGCAAGCTGGTTGCGAGACTCAAGAGTAACTTCTTGGATAAGTTGCTTAGCGGTGAAGTCACCAGTTTCAGCAAGGTCTTTGGTAAATGGACGACGGTACCATGCAGAACCCCAAGTGTCTTCAACAAGCGATAGCAAGTCAAAGCCGGGAGTAGCAGTCGTTCCGTAGTCACCTGAACGAGTCACGTGACGGTGTGGGAACAGTTTAACCATCTTAGCAGCGTCTGATTGGTAAACATCGACAGCAAGGATCAGACGACGGTCCTTGAGGTCAACTTGCTTAGTAGCACCTGCGGTAAAGCTAGACACACGTCGCTTACCCTTCATAGAAGTGTAAACAGAGTCGGAGTTAGCACCTTGGTTCCACTGAGCCTCAAAAATATCGTTTAAGATAGTTTCGGTCAGGGAAACACCAGAGTAGTTAGAAGCGTTAGTCGTGATCCAGCTCTTAACACCACGGAGGCGACGAGCAGAAGCGGCACTGTTAGAAGCAACACCAGAGGCGATTGTTCCACGAATGAACGCAAGTTCAGTATCGTTTTTAAGTGCTTTCATTTTCTTAACTAACTCACGGCTCATTCGCTTGCCTGAAACCCTCTTGAGGTTGTCAGCATTAGCAGAACCAGTGACCTTAGCAGTTTTACTAAGGATTTGAGTGACGTTCTGAGGACGGGTTGGGTCGTTAGAAGCGTCGGCAGGAGCGTCAGCACCTTCAGCTTGGGCGTTGTCGCCTACTGCTTCAAGAGTGTCGATTGTCCATTCGTGCAGCGTGTTACTTGCAGGACCCTGCATGATACCGCTCAGCAACTGAGTGTCAGTTGGTTCGAGCATGTTCATAGCGTCAAGCAAAGACTCACGTCGTGCTACGTCAGGATAGGTATATACGTATCCACCTACAGCCATATTTTTATTTTCCTTTTCTTTTTATTTCTTAACTTCGGCGAACACCGATTAGTTAACTAAAATTAAATGTTTTAAATTTTGCCTTCGTCGAGCCAGCCACCCATGAGTTCCTCAAAGGCACTGGTGTCATTCTTCTGAAGACGTTTCGTAAGGTTGTCGGAACGGGAAGTGTCAGGAGATTTCTTCTGAGTTGCACCCTTACTTTCTACAGCAGCATTTTTCTGAATAGTGATCGAGGTCTTAGCGGATTGGATACCTGCACTCTTACTGGTGCTTGCTACCTTGTCGAGGCTAGAGCGTAGCGATTTGGCTACTGCTACAGTTTCGTCGGCATTAAGCGTTCCGTAGTAAGTATTGCGGATGGCAGCCTGTAACGCTGGGTCGTCCTTGATCTCTGGTAAAATCTTCTCTACAGTGTCGAAGGTTGCGGTTATAAGTTTTGCGTTATATTCCTCTACCTTGTTTTCGTACCGAATTTGTGCCCTGATATAGTCGCCGTACTCTTTGGGGTCAATTTGACCTAATTCGTCAGGCTTAGGTGGTTCTAGGGTGAACTCACCGGGATCAGGTGGAAGACTAGATTTCCAGTCATCTGCTTCAGTCTGTGTTTCTGTGTTTGTTTGTGAAGTTGCGTCTGTCGTTTCAGCGGTTGTTTCTTCTTCAGCTTCAGTCGTAGAAGGTACTGGTTGTCGAGAGAAATCCTGTTCGTCCAAACCTTCGGCGTTGTCGCCTTCGTAAGAGCCGTCATCATCGTCAGCTTCTGTTTGTTTTGTGTTTTTTTGTTTTGTTGGGGTGCCACCACCTGTTACGCCTGTTGCGGCTGGGTCGGTTGTGGACTTTTCAGGAGTGCCGTTACGTTGGTATGTTTCGTGATTTTGTTCCGCTACAGCGGCGAAAATACCGTCATTAACTGACTCGTTGTTACCTGCATTGGGGTCCATGTTGTCTCCATGTAAGCTTATAAAAGCCTTACGTAAGTTTTTTATTTTGTGTTAGGAGTAATATAGAAGCCTACGCCACATTCGAGATTTGTACAGCCGTGGTAAATTGCTTCACCAATAGTATCTGTAGGGTCAGGAACGAGGTTTGGGTGCCTACATTCTGTATCGTTGACCGGACGTTGTTCGTCCATCTTTACGACCTCTACATTTTCATCATTAGTTACATTATAACCTACTTGGTTGGAATTGTCAACATTATTTTCATTCATCGTCTTCTTGTCCTAGCTTCTGGCGTAATTTAGCTTTACGTTGAGGGCTACCTGCGACTTGCATAGCCTTTAGCATGTGCTTGTAGGCATTGAGATCAGCAAGAGCGTTGTTATAGCCCGTGATGTCCTTGCGGTACTTGTCGGACGTGATGTCTTTGATAATGAGGTTGATTTTCTTTGTGGCAAGTTGCGTAAACAATTTACCAGTAGCTTGCTCGAAGAACTGCTCGGCGGCTACTGCCTCTCTAAGCTGTTCCTCAAGCTTTTCTACTTCTTCGGTTTCTGGGTTAGACGCTGCTAGTTCCCGTGCTTGGTTGTCCATTTGGTTCTCCTGTTACGACTGGTTGTGGGTTTTCTGCGGTACCTTGACGTACACCGTGTTCTGCGGCTTGCGATACTAAATCAGTGTCGTGCAGTGCAGAAGGCTTCAGGTTGTACATTTCTTCGATCTGAGCCTTGACATCAGGTGGTGCGTCTTTGTAGTTAAAGTTGAGCAATTCCTTGGTGTTATCCACTGGTTGCTCTTGTGGAATTTCAACGTCACTAGGAAGGATGTAGCGGTTGAAGTCCTTCTTCGAGTAAAGCTGTGCGGTGTCCTCAAGCACTTCGTGGAAGTTCAGACGAGGCACGTCAGTAGGCTGTTTGAAGATTTGCGATTGGGTGATGGCTGCTTGTTGCAGTCCAAGGATGTTTTGAACAAACTCGTTGTTCATGTCACGCTTCTCTGCTTTCGAGAGAGGTGTCATCGAGTCATCATCAATATCCAGTTCCATTTCACCTTGATAGTCGCTAGGAAGAACAACATCAGGTACTTCTTTACCATCTACAACACGACGGATTTCAGCAGGATCATCGGCAAACTGTTGCAAGTTTGAAAGCCAGATTTGACCAACAACACGCATAGACTGTTTGAAGTTGTCACGGAAGAAGCCAATCTTCGTAGTTGCGGCTTCGGTAATAGTACGAACACCGTAGGCGGTGCCTTGAGTCTTGTCGCTTGCACTGTTAGGTACACCACTTGCGTACTGACTGAACGTAGCGTTTTCGATACCCTTTTCTAGCACACCCATGACGAGCGATAGCTGTTGTGGGTTTGGCTCTGGGAATTTGAACTGCTTTGGAGGTTCACCAGTAAAGGTAATTTCTCCACCCGGCTCAATAACAAAGTCGTTCGTCAGAGTACCATCTTCGTACATCAGCATAGACTCAATAGAGAGGTTCCAGTTGTCTAGGTAGTGGTTAAAGAGGTCGTTGGTAGCACTTTGCAGTGTACGGTTGTTCTCAAAGAGAGACTCACCGAATGGGCTAAAGCTCTTACGACGGCAATAGAATGGTACGATTGGGAAGAAGTTGTGCCAGTATGGAATAGAGGTCGGACGGATTTCTACCCAAGGACTATCTTCACCTTCTTGAGACTCACCCTCTGCGTAAGTAGTAAGCTCGATACCCCGAGGAGTACGCTCATAACATTCGTAGTAAGTAACCATATCAACTGACTCATCACGCTCAATGTCGTCTTCGTTGACAACACGGTTACGTGAGGCGTTCAATAGATCGGCGTCTTCAGATTTAAAGCTAGTGTTAACCTTATTCAGGTTAGTGTAGATTTCTGGGTCCATGTCAACCAGTGGCTTTTCACCACGGACAATCAGATAAGGAACCTTGAAAAAGCTTGGTCCGTCAGCGGGGAATACGTTATAGAAGTTAATCGGCTCGAAACCGTTGTGACCTGTTTCAGTCTTCTTTTCTACACGTTCCTCGTTATTCATGTTGCCGTCAGCGTCAAACTGTCGGGCATAGCTAGTCTTAGTCTCAAAGACCCAAGGGGCGTAAGCATAACCAGTTCCGGCTACAACAGCGTCCACGAGTGGATCAAAGACACGTAGCTTCATCGGTTCCTCGTCACCACACTTATAGTCGTGGTGGAGTTTTGCTTCAATGCGGCGTTGGCGTTCTAGGACACCATCGGCAAGTTTCATACCCTTAACTACAGGTTGACCGTCGGGACCTTCCTCAGTATCTTCTTCAAGTTCGTTCTTGATATTGACATTGAACAGAGGTACGACATCAGACATTCGGGCGATAAGGTCCCACGCTTTGCTTGCAAGTACAGGAACGTAGACTTTAGATTTCCAAGGACTGATCTTGGTCGTGTTTTGCACGGCATACATGATGTCATAGTATTTTTGAGCGTCTTCTTGCATTTTCTTTAGCTTCGATTTGCGATTTTCAAATCGTTGCTGCCAAACAGACGCTTTTTTCTGTTCTTTTTTGGTCATTCGTATTCCTTTTTTGTTTCGAGAGTTGGGGTTTTTGTCAAGACTCTAAGTCTGCGTCATCTTGCTTCACATTATACCAGAAAAGTCAAGACTTGACAAGGCTATTTATAGTGTACGTTGATAAGTTCCGAGTACACACCCATTTCAAGAACACGATCTTTACCGATTTCTTTTGTAATCGAGGTTGCTTTACGAACATTACCAAATTTGTTAGCACGTTCGTAGTCTTCGTCTGCGGTGGTGTAGAGTCGGATATGACACTTGTTCACTTCGTCGTCTGCACCATATAGAGGCGACTCAAAATCAGGCGTTGACACTAGCACCGAGCCGCCGGGTGCTAAGACTTTATCTATAAGACGTAAACAGAGTTGTACATCCTTAACGTGCTCAATGATCTCAAAGAAGGTTATGACTTCAAACTTGCGCCCTTCTTCGGCGAACTTGGCAAGCCAGTCTTCGACAGTCCCCTGATGGAAGTCAGCTCTGACGTTGAAAGTCTTAGCTCGTTCTTTGGCAATGTCAATCCCTTCTTGTGTGAGATCAACACCAGTGACGGTAAGTCCGAGTTGATGTCCAATCGTGAGTGCGAACGAACCATCAAGACACCCAAGATCAAGGAGAGTCTTAGCTTCAAGTTCTTCAATCTTGTCAAAAGCCCACCCGAAACGGGGAATGACTTCGTTGACAGTAGTGCAGATTTCCTCTGGGATTGGTTCAAAGTTGTGGTGTTCGTAGAATTCTTCATAGTTCTCTATATCAAATTTAGTGTCGTGTTTAGTTGGATCACCTACCATCATGATAGCTTCTCCTGAATAACTGCGTCCCATTGTTTTGCAACATCGGACCAGTCACAGTTTTCCACAGGTTTGCCCGTCTTTTCCTCAAGCAGGGCTGAGACTACGGCTTCTACAAACTTAGACTGCTTGTATTCATCTGTGTATATCTTACGGGTTTTAATCTGGGTTCCACACTGTACGGTTTCGGCAAGTGCTGCTACGTTAGTCGTAACGGGGTAACAGCCAGCTTCTTGTGCTTTCAGTGCAGTAATACAGTGGATTTCAGGGAATTCAGTAGGATAAGCCCATACTTGGATTTCCTTCATGGCGTCGGCTAGTTCTTGGTGAGAAACACGTCCGTGGACCGTCACACCTTCATCAGCTAGTTCCTCAAACAGGACATTCATTCTTTCGTAGAAATCATCTTCACCCTGTAGTGCTACCCAACTTTCCCAGCCGTAGTAGACATCAAGAGTGGCGTCAGGGACTTGTGCCCGTATATCACGCCACATTTTTAATAAACATTCAAGCCCACGATAGTAAGCACTAAAGTAGCCTACGCTATGCTTTCGCTTAGTCATTGTCACGCTCCATATCTTCTTTTTCTTTCTTGTTACAGATTAGTACGCCTGTTGTCAGGACAGAACCTGCAACCGATGTGGCGTTAGTAATTGCTTGTCGAATAACCATGACTGGATCAATGACACCGTGTTCCTTTAGGTCTACGAGTTCCATGTCACCCATCACGTCAAAGCCTTTTCCAAACTCTTTCAGTTGGTCTAGACGAATACCTGCACGTTCCCCTGCGTTCTGCATAAGAATACGGAATGGCTGTTCAAGTACCTCACGTAATAGCTCTGTGCCATCATCTGAGCCCTCTAGACGCCTTGCAAGCTCAATATAGGTAGTTCCACCGCCCGGCACTATTCCGTCCTTCAGAGCGGCTTCTGTGGCTGCAACTGCGTCATCGACTAGGTACTTTCGTTCTTCGGCTTCCATTTCAGTGTTTCCACCAACACGGATTTGACCGACCTTAGCGTGAAGTTGTGCAATACGCTTTTCGATTTTCTCTTTGTCGAATTGACTTTTAGCTAGTTTTAGTTTACCTTCGAGGTCCTTGATATACTCTTTTACATCTGAACCACCAGTAATGACGGTTTCACTTGGAGTAATAACAATTTCCTTACAGGTACCGAGATCAGCTACTGTCAGGCTATCAACTTTCTTTGGAAGGTTGTTTCCGACAGCTTGGGTGCCAACAACAGCGGCAAAGTCCTTCATAAGCTCAACACGATTATCACCAAAGCCGGGTGCCTTGATACCGATAATAGCGAAGTCTTGGAACATTGACTTTAGTGCTGCGTCAAGTAGGTCGTTCTTAAAGTCGTTACAGACAATCACAAGTGCGTCGTGCTTACCACCATCGTAGATTTCTTGGATAAGTGGACGGACATCCTTTTCTGATAGGGTGTTGTGTGCAACAAGTATTGCTGGATTTTCTAAGGTTGTAGTTTGGGTACGGGCTTCAGTAACCTGCATAGGGTTAATAAATCCACGGTCAATAGTGTAGCCTTCGACGATTTCATATTCAGTTTCGGGCTTAGTACCAATTTCCACAACGACCATTCCATCCTTACCGAGCACGTGGTACATGTGACCAACCTGCTTGCCTACTTCTTGATCTTCACTAGAGATAGTGGCGATTTCAATAGTCTGCTTTTCAGTTTCGATAGGGGTTGACAAGTCTTTCAAAATGTTTAGTGCTTGTTCTGCTGCGAGATCAAGTTCACGACGAAGTACCATAGCGTTCTTGCCGTTCTTGATTTTCTCCATACCCTTATCCATAAGGTGATAAGCAAGGATTGTACTAGAGGTAGTACCATCACCTACGTTATCGTTGGTCTTGCTTGAGCTTGCTTTAATCATCTCAATACCAACCTGAGCACCGGGACTTGCAGCGTCTACGTTTTCAATAGACTTAGCGACAGTCACACCGTCGTGGGTTACGATAGGTTCACCATAAGCTTGAATGACGGCGTTGTTTCCTTTTGGACCGAGAGTAGTAGACACAGCGTCATACAATAGATGGGCACCTTCTAATAGCTGTTCTTTGGCGTCATTGCCAGTAATGATGAGTTTCTTCATTAAAACTGCTCCTTCTTAATTCCGTTACCGATGATTGCAAACTTGTCGTCTGCTAGTTTCGGATACAGGTCACGGTGATATTTAGTTTTCACAAGGTAGGTTACATCTGGGTAATCTTTAATCAAGGCTTCAGGTAGTACGTCGTGGATGTCAGCAAGTTTAACCTTAGCGTTGATAGCCTCTAGGTACTGCGGTGCCCTCCAAGATATAAAGATGTTGAAGTGGTCACGAGTGTCTAGTTCTTTCCAGTTACGCCATACGACAGGACGGTGCCAGCCTTCGACGCCTTCAGGAACGGTAGGTTCTTGGATATAGTTAGCTTCACCAAAGACGGTGACGTTATACCCAAGCTTAGCTAGTTCTGGTGCAAGATAAACGACTGCTTCCTCTGATCCACCCATACCCTTGTCGAGTGTGTTAGGACCCCATTCCTCATAGCCTTGACCACAGAAGATAACGATAGATCGTTCAGTCCATGTAGTTGGTACGGTTGCGAGGTTACGGAGTTGTTTGATACGCTTGTCGTATTTTATAGCGTCACATAGGGCGTTAAACAGAGCTTCATCACTTGTAAAAAACTTACGGATTTTTGGTAGCATGTTAACAAACGCTTCAGCGTCGGCTTGCTCGTAAAAGTCTTCTACTATGTCACGTACTTCTGGTAGGTGCTGGACCTTACGGATGTACTGTAAAGCTTCGTTGTACCGTTCGAGCATAAAGAGACATCGGGCGGCAATCAAAGCGGCACGGTCACGTGAGCTTGGGTCCCATACCGAGAGAGTCTCAGGGTCTGGTTTGCTTTCCGATACCTTCACCCATTCAAGGGCTTCCAAGTAGTTATCCTGATCGGCTTCGTACTGAGCGAGTAGCCAGTAAGCCATAGGATATTCAGGTTTAAGAGTTGCACACTTGGTAGCGTATTCAAGAGCAAGGTCAAACTTGCCAAGGTGGTAAGCACACTCAGATAGTAAACCGAGGGTACGGTAAACATCTTCTATACTTCCACCAACTTCTAGGTAATCTGTCAATAGTTGTCCGGCTTTTTCGTAGTCTTTACCAGTAAAATATGACATACCCAAATAATGTAGGTATCTTGGGTCTTTCGTTTCAGCATAAGCTTCTTCTAGGATAAGGTGATTGCGTTCGTATGAGCCTTTAGCGTCTTCGATAGTGGCGTTGTGCTTTACTTCAAAGTTGACTTTATGTGTTACTACCTTTTCGTCAGAGATACAGGTTTCGTGAACCCATCCTCTCCATTCGTAGCCTCTACCTAACCTTACAAGCCTCTCACGCCAGTGTCGGGTAATACAGTTTCCTTGATCGTCCTGCATGTAGTTGTATGGCATGAAAATAGCGTCTATACCATTTTCTTCAGCTATGTCAACTAATTGTGGAATAGCTCGGAAATCAAAGCTATCGTCAGCGTCAAGCCAGAAAAAGAAATCTGTATCGCATAGTGCGAGTGAGGCGTTACGTGCCTCGTCAAAACGGTTGTTCCATTCTCGATACTTCAGGTTAACCTTAGCGTCGGGGAAGTTCTTCTTCAGTTTGTTGTATGTCGGTTTGTGAGATACGACCACGTTTAGTTGGTCGAAGTAGTCAAAGGCTTGTGACAGAAGTATTTCTACCTGTTCAAATTCATCCTTGACAATCATTGATAGGGCTACTGTGCTCATAATTCTATTTCCTCAATCCTTACTATTCCGTAGTCACCGTTGATAGTAGCGTCTTCACCGGGTACACCACCGATAGTAATTTTCATATTGTTTACATTACATCCAGCACCGTAAAGTGCTTCCTGAAGTGCATTGACTGCATTGGTTATTTCTGGGTTCACCCATTGGTCTTCAGGTCCCAAGTCGATTAGTAAGTGGTCTTCACTCGTGTCAGGTTCCATGCTTATTCCTCATCTCTTTTTTTACGTGCTTCGTTTACAAAGCGGTTTACAATTTTTAGCGAACGGTGGTATCGTTTAAGATCACCTACTGCTTTACCAAAACGCCACTCTTGTTCAAGTGCTGGTATTTTGTCTGAGTAGATAAATACACATACTTCACGTTTGTAATCGTTAGGGTCCTGCACCGAACCTACAAGCTTATGACCTGAGAAGTGCAGGAAAGCAGCGTATGGGGTGTCCGAAGTTTTATACGGCTCAAGGCTAGTTGAGGGCTCGTCCTGTGTCGGGGTCATAATCTCGTTTCCTTTTTTCTTTTTTAATTGGTTTTGCTTTATCCAACGCCATGTACCTGATTGCGTCCATTGCGTGGTTAAAATCATCTTCTGGAGTATTCAATATCGTGCCATCTGATGTACGCTCAAATGAATACCTCTGGAATTCTTTAATGGTGTTTTTACATGAGGCGTGGACAAACAGCTTAGGTTTACCAGTGCCTTCACGTACAGCTAATAGGGCTCGGACTTCCTTGATACCTGCGTATATAGAGTCAGCACCCTTCTTTGATGGACTAATTCGGAAGCGGCGTGAACGTAAGAACTCCATCTCGAACTTACCTCGGGAGTCACCGATGATACGGGTATACATGTCGTAGCCCATCTTATCTCGGAGGATTTCTACTAATTGGTCCGGCTTGGTATCTGGTTTGTAGAATTCATCGAAAATCCACCAGTTCCCTGCGTAGTCAATACGGATAAAGATTGCGGCTGTAGGGTCTGTCATACCAAAGTCGATAGACAGGTTAAGGGTACCTTCACGTGGGATCATGTTCTGATCGGTAAAGACGTGGGTATCGTAGTCAAAGTCAGCGTAGACTAACTGAGTAGGGTTAACAAACTCAGCCATCCACTCCTGATTGAACTGGTCAAGCTTACCTTCTTTTTCGTACTCAGCTCGGGCTTCTTCAAACTCGGTATTAGTGAAATACGGGTTATCAAGTGCGGTAGCGTGAGAGAAGAAGTAGCGTTCAGGGTCTAATTTTGCGTTCTGAATAAGATCATAGAAGTGGTTTTGAATACCATTAGGCGTAGAAATGAAAACAGCCCAACCATTGCGGTCTGCAAGTGCCGGGCGAACAATAGTGTCGTAGAGATATTTACCATCACTCATGAAGGCGTACTCGTCCATGACGGCACCACAGATACCAGTACCACGGAGGGAGTCAGGATTGTCAGCACCCTTCAATTCGATACGTGTAGGAGGTAGTTCAGGGTCGTGATTGATAAGGAGTTTGCCAGAAGTGGTTTCAATTTCCATTCCAGATAGGTGGTCGAACGTAACAGATAGTTCCTGTTCGTTAAACGTCATAAAGTCACCCTTATATGTCTTACAAATGTCACGCCAGTAAATAGATTTAGCCTGTTTGTAAGTAGGGGCAATGATATAGTACGTCCCTTGACGCAACATACCTTCCAGAACTACTTTTTCCCAGACGGCTACTGATTTTCCCGTTCGACGACCCCAGTTAAGCACCTTATATCGGTGCGTATCAGCAAGGAATTCAGCCTGTTTTGGGTGTGGGTTCGGGAGTATTAGTGCCATTTTTCATTGTGAAGCCTAAGCTTCAAGTACATTTTTGTTTTATTCGATTTGATACCAGTATAGCACACATTTGACAAATTGTCAAGGGGTAAATGAAGCCAAAAATAAAAGACTCCGCTAAGAGTCTTCTAAAAAGGAGGGCAATTTTGGGTGAGAATTCCGGTTTCCCGGGTAACTCACATGATCTCCCTCTGCACTAATTCAACGTTATTTGCATTGTTTAGTTTGGAGTTTAGGGAGATTGCTACAGACTTTACACCACGTTATCCTTGGTTACTTTTACGTGTATGTCCCCTCGTCGGGTAAATCTATAGGTCCTAGCCGTGCAGCCAGCTTATTGAACGACCAAAATTGTGAAAGCGACACTACCTTGCGAGTAGTCTATATCATACTAGCATAAGCGAGTTAATTTGTCAAGTACTTTTTTGGCTCTCTCGGATGGGGTCGAACCACCATATCAAGCTTCAAAGGCTTGCGTCCTACCTTTAGACGACAAGAGATTATTGGTGGCGACTCTTGGACTTGAACCAAGGACCTTCCCGGCTTCAACGGGACGCTCTACCACTGAGCTAAGTCGCCTTATGGCTGGATCGCTGGGGGTCGAACCCAGAACCGCCGCATTAACAGTGCGGTGCTCTACCATTGAGCTACAATCCATTATGGGGTGACAGAGGAGGATCGAACTCCCATCTTCAGGACCACAACCTGACGTGATAACCATTTCACTACCGTCAACATGTATTTTTCGTATCACGATGATACGATTATGGCGTCCGTAACGAGAATTGAACTCGTGCTACCACCGTGACAGGGTGGCGTGTTAACCGCTACACTATACGGACATTTGGTGAAGTAGGAAGGACTCGAACCTTCGCCTTCTGTTTTACAGACAGTCGTGCAACCTTTGCTCTACAACGTATGGTCAGGGCGGCAGGACTTGAACCTGCGATCTCTGGTTTCCAGAACCAGCGGATTAACCAACTTTCCTACACCCTGATAAATAAAAAACCCCGACCTTTTGTGATTGGCAGGGGTGTCGAGATTTGAACTTGATCTTGTAGTTTTGGAGACTACCGTGCAACCATTACACTACACCCCTAGATTGGTGATCCGGGTTATACTGATTAAATTGTGGTTGCCAGAGTTTGTTCATGGTTCTACTTTTTTATTGGTTTGCGACGCCTAGTTTTACTTTTCAATTAGCGTTATAGAGTGCATAGACAAAGAATACTAGGAAAGAAATCGTATTTACATACTAGCATACTTCTTATGTTTTGTCAAGTACGAAATGGTAGCGGAGGACGGATTTGCACCGCCGATCTGAACCTTATGAGGGTCCCGAGTTAACTACTTCTCCACTCCGCCTAGAGAAAACCCCCGTCACGGGACAGGGGCAGGAGAAAAGCCACGAAGGTCTAGGACCATCACGACTCTTGCATTATAACATAACCTTTTTGATTTTGCAAGTTTATTGACAACCTTCACACGCTAAAGCGTCAGATGGGTCAACGGGGGCGTCAACTTGGGTACCTTCGAGGGCACTAACCAAGGCACCGATATTGAAACCTGAGATTACCTTTTCACCTACAACTGTGACCGGGACCATCATCCGTCCAGACAGTTCAACGACTTTATCAACGAGAGACGGATCAGCGTCAACGTCCTTCTCCTCATAGCTTATACCTTTGTTGTTCATGTAAGCCTTCATCATCTTGCACGGGGCACAGGTGGTTCGGGTGTAGATTACGACTGACATTTGCGTTTTTCCTTTGTTTATTGTTTAGTTTCGTCATTAGCCCATAGTCCCCCCTCTTATCCCGTGAAGGATTGGGGAGGGAGAAGCCGCCGCCAAATCTAGGGATAGTTTGGGAGTTTGATCTTCAAGTAGTCTAACAAATACTCAAGGCGTAAGCTGGTTTGTTGAAATTGGTTGACTTCGCTTACTTCTACGCTGGGGGGTTATCTAGGAGCGTAGCCCGTGAACCTTGTTTGTTAAAAGTTTTTGTCTTACCTTTGACCATCCGGGCTGCGAGCCCCTTCACTTGCCGTCGATGATACCTAGAGATCAGAGCGACGATTTAGCCAAAGTTGGGAGTTGTAGGTTTTTTGTATAGTAGGCTTCCTAAAAACCTCTCTGTTGAAGATGTTTGTTTCCTAAATCTGCGAGATCGAGGAAGGTATTTGTGCAATCTACGAGCAAAAATACTGCTTCTAATACTAGCACAAAACATAAAAATTTTCAAGTACGATTATGCTTGACTTTTATAGCAAATCGTGTTACAATGTAATGGCACTATTAGATCCTATATACGTCTACTCCTTGGTCGGGCTGTAGCCGTTGGGACTCCGTAACAGGCAAGACCAAGCCACCCTTCACTCAACTTAACAGTTGCGATCTACGAGCAGGGGTGGTTTTTATTTTGTTACCGCATTTTCCTCTTGACTTTTTTGCTTATGTTTGCTACACTTATTAGTAGAAGATGAAACAGAAATGTTTCCGGAACTCGTTCCGTAGGGCACCTTCCTAACTTCGCAAAAACACAAATGAGGACTCCGGTCCAAATAGGTGAAGCCTAACTTCACCAAATACAAAACTCCCAGTCTCGGCTCCGAATTTAATCTACCGAGCCTAGTTGCCAGACCTAGACAAATACTGGCGTTCGTGTTATAATAGATGTACAGTTTTATAACACACTTCAACAAATAAAAAGGAAAACAAATAAATGGGTCTATTCTCACGTAAACAAGACGAAGTAGTTGAACCTACTCCTGTCGTACCCGGTGCTGTTGTTAATCCTGAAGATACTGTTCGTGAACTCGAAGATATTCCTCAAGATGACACCCCTACCAATGGTGATCTACCACACAATACTAACGACGCACCTGAATTGATCGCTGCTTCTAATGACGAGGCTAATAACCCTGTCGTACAAGGCAAAGACCACTCAGACAAAACTCTACAACGCAAAGAAGGCGAAAGTCAGCAAGAGTATAACGAGCGAATTCCAGTAGCTCTACAACCTGTTCAACCTGCTCCTACGCACAACTACCTCGGCGAAGAACTTTAAGGAGGCTCTAAATGGGCAGTCTTTATAATTCTGACGCTAATGCCGCCATTACTCAGGCTTTTAACCCTGAAACAGGGGCTATTAAAATCGAGGGTGGTGCTAATGGTAGTGGTGCCGGAACCGAATACGTAGAAGATGTAGCTAGTCAAGGAGGAGAACAAGGTCCTCTTATAATGGGGTTACGCCAAGACGCTGATGTATCTCCAGTATCTAATGATGGGGACTATCACCCCTTTACTTTCAATGAAGTGGGTCGGTTAAAAACCGCTTCTGCTCCAGCACAATATACGGCTGCAACAGGAACCATAACAGCAAACGCACAGACAATTCCCGTAGATGTCACTCAGGTGTCCAACGTAATGGCACAATGTTACGGTACATTCTCAACAGTAAACGTTACTTTTGAAGGATCGCTAAACTCTACAAATGGTACAGACGGTAACTGGTTCACTATACAGGCTGGTCGTACTAACGCTAACACGGCTGAAACAGCGACTGGTAACTTATCTGCTGCACCTGTTTATGGGTGGGAACTATCTGTTAATGCCCTTAAATGGTTCCGTGTTCGTGCAACTGCATTTACATCGGGTACTCAAAACTGGGTATTCACATTAGGATCATTCGCTACCGAGCCTATTCCGATTATCCAGACACACGCTGTTACACAGTCTGGTGCCTTTACGATTACATTACCTACCGCCCTAGTAAACACCCTTACAAGTGCTGCTACTACAAACCCTACCGTAGTCAAAGCAACCGCCGGGCACGTATACGAATTAACAGTAGACAACTTCACTGCTTCTATTAAATGGTTTAAGCTGTATAACAAAGCAACGGCACCTACAGTAGGAACAGACGTACCAGTACTTACCATACCCGTACCTGCTAACTCTTTCGTAACACTTAACTTTGGGGCGACTGGAAAGCGTTTTGCAACTGGTATTGGTTTTGCCATTACTGGTGCACAAGCTGTAGCTGATACAACCGCCGTAGCTGCTGGTGATACTCACTCACAGTTATCTTACATATAAGGATGAACATGAAAGTAGATATACTCACTATAGACGCCGTAGGACACGCTACAATACGTTTTGACATAATAGTTGAAGGAGAGCCTAAAACCTTCACGCAAGACGTTCTATTGCCCGTCAATGACGACAACAAGCGTCGCAAAATACTGGACCAATATGTAACGGACTATCAGAATAGCTTCCTTATACAAGAAGCAGATATAGCCCCGGTCATAGAAGACGCAACAAGCAGACCACCTATTACTGATCGTATTAAAGAAGTAGGACAAGCAATTAAGCGTATATTCTAATAAGTAGCATAGTAAGGATATAATAGCAAACTAAAAGCCCCCCACAGGTGCCTGAAGGGGGGTATTTTTTATTATAAATTATTTGGGCATATGGTACCTAATGTATGGGTACCCTTTTTTATAATGGGTAGTGTATATAGACGGGGGTCATGTTTTTCTATACTAGGGTGGATGGGACCCGGTGAATTCTGGGGGTGTGGGTGCCCCGATCCCTCACACATATATATACCCCCAAAACCTCATCACCCCTGTTGTGCTACGTCGCACAATATATGTTGTACGACACAAGGTCTATATATCCCCATCTATCTGGGCTGGTGTCAAGTAATGATTACCCAGCTTCACCCCTGTTAAGTCCAATGATACGTGTACAGTCCTTGACACCTGGTCGTCTTTATGTCCTGCTTTGCCTTCTGTTCGATCTATGATGTCTTGACTTGCTTTTAGAGCAATATTTTCGTTGTCACTATCCACCAATGACACGATACGACTCTTAGCCTTCTTTATATGACTAGCTTTATAGATGGCTACACTAGGCTTTGCTAATAGCTTACTAGCCTCATTTCTGGCTACTACTCTATTATTAGTCTGATGTGTTTCTATATATGCTTGTGTTTGACTCATACCCGGATTAGCTAATAGTTTGTCTACCATTGCTTTGGTGTTTGGCTTAATCCGTAACTGTTTGGCTAACTGAGTGTTCTTGTCTTCGGCGGTTAGTTTCGGGGCATTACCTGTCTTTTTGTTCTTGCCACGATCCGCCCGTTGGTTGTTCTTTATGGGCATAATGTGTTTGTTTCTTACGCCTTTATAGGCTTGTTTTCTCGTTACTATGTCTACATTATACCACAAACCTATATACAAAGTCAATAGTAATTACCCCTGTTATGACATATTTTTCCACAGGTTTATATACATTTTATTGCATTTTGCTATTGCATTATATTTTTATGTGTGCTTAAATGTACTTAGTCAAGACGACGACACGAAGCAACAAGCACAATTAGCAGCACGAGTCGCAATCGCTCTAGACAAAGCAACAAGTAAACTAAGCAATAAGGAGCATCTGATGGACGTGAAATACACTGATGAAGATGGATACGAGCACACAGAAGTGATGAGTATGCAAGAATATGAAAGACGGTTGCAGTTACCAGAAGAAGATAAAGATAGTTTAGCGTTCTTAGAAAGGGGCAAGGCATTGATCCTGGATAACAAAGTAATGAAGTTACGACGCTACGCAATCACATTTGAGAATTGGGCAAGTCCCATCTTCGTCAACGCATACAAGCTAGAGAACGCCACAAAACGAGCATACGCACTGTTTCCAGTCTGTGACTGTGGATGTGGTGAAGCAACAGAAATTAAGGAAGTGAGGAAATTAAACTAATGAAAACATTAGTAGTAATCTGGGTGGCGGTCCTTATCGCCGCCCTAGGCACGGGGACATACGTCAACGCAGCCATAAACGAACGAGTAGCACAATCCCAAGCGGAACAGCTACAGCCAGCAGCAACAGCACAGCAAATACAGCCAGCCGGGACTATAGAAATCAAAACCTATAACCCACAGCAGACCATAAATGGAAAGGAATTGCAAGGTAACTAATATGTTGATAATGGCAATAGTTTGTCTGGTGCTAATGCTTGTATTCACCGAACCAGACAAGAAGCAAACTAGACGTAAAAAGAAAGTAGTATCAAATGGCTAAATCACTCAATCAAGTAATCGTAATGGGTAACGTAACACGGACCCCAGACATCAAGCAAACACCATCAGGCAATAGCGTTGTATCATTCAGCCTAGCCCTTAACCGATCATACAAGGACGCACAGGACCAGTGGCAAGAAGCAACCGACTATGTAGATGTAGTAGCATGGGGCAAGCTTGCGGATCAGGTAGCAGAACGATTAGACACTGGTAGCCGAGCACTTGTCAGTGGACGCCTTCAAAGCCGTTCATGGGAAGACAAAGAGTCAGGGGCAAAGCGTAGCAAGCTCGAAGTGTTAGCACAAGATGTCACCTTCTTAGATAAATCAGACAATATCGAGATCACAGAGGGCTAGACATGTGGGCAAGATTGTTACATAAGTGGGGTCTGTGTCACAAAGCAAGACTAGGTTACAACTGTCATGGTAATCCGGGTGAATGTGCATGAAAGTCTCACGATATTTACACAGCGACAAAGAGTCAAATCTAGACACCGCTACGGGCTTAGGACTTGACAAAAAGGCTCAAGATGAATTCATGTACGCATTGTACGAGGTAGAATTTCAACTAGAGATCAACGAAGACGGAACGTATAAAATCCTCAAGGTGATAGACGGCGATAATGTCCTCATCCCTACAGGAAATTAAAAAAAGCACTTGCTTTTTCATTCCGTTTGTGCTATATTGAGAGTAGGTTAAAAACTACTCTCTTTTAGTTAGAGATCACATAGTAGGACCAAAACAAAAAACAGGAGAAAACATGCCAGAACTAAAGTTCCCGGGCGGTCAAGTCGTAAGCGTAGAGTTTGACGATGTAGCCCACTCGTATGTAATTGCCCATAAACTCGCAGATGGACAATTCACAGACACACGACCAACACACGGGGCAACAGCACCGCTTGAGGTTGTACCTAAGCCGTTTCTGACGCCTTGGGGAGCAAAGATGGGTGTAGACGCTATTGTTCAAGCGTTTCACGATAACCCAGCCATTGTAGAACAGCTACCGCAGTTTTACGCCGATAAGCTCGCTATGGAGACAAACGAGCGTTATATCAACGAGAAGGGCAAAGATAGCCCAGTTATGTCATCATACCGCTTTAAGAAGCTATACCCTTGGTACGCAGCCTCTAAAGCCTCATACAAAGAAGCCTCAAAAGAGGGCAAAGAGTTGGGATCATGGCTACACACTAGCATAGAGAACTTCTATAACTCAGACCGCAAGACTTTACCTATAATCACACCTGAAGTCGAGGGTATGTGGAATAGTTTCATCATGTTTGATAACTTTTTCAAGCCCAAGCCCGAAGAACTTGAATTCATTGTCTATTCACTTATGTTTGGTTACTCAGGACAGGGCGACTTCAAGGGTCACATGTCCGGTAAGTATTGTATAGGTGACTGGAAATCTACTAACAGGTCAGATAGTAATGCCGACGGTATATCAGTCGAGTACTTCTTTCAGGTTGGTGGATTAGCACAGGCAGAATTCGAGCGAACAGGTAAATGGGTCGATGATCTGTTCATAGCAAACTTTGATAAACAAGGAGGCGAACCAAGAGTTATATGGGCAAGTGAGTTCGGTGCTAGTCCCCAAGACTGTGCACGTGCATACATAAGCTGTTTTAACAACTATCACACTATTAAAGAGTGGGATTACAAGTTTGGTAAAAGATGATGAGTAAAAACATTTGCCCAGAATGCAAAGAAAATACAGTCGAAGAATACAATCTAGAAGTCCCTGGGATATGCGACAGTTGCCAAGAACATTTCGAGCCAAACGATTATGAAGGAGATTTTTAGGAATGACCAACTATAACGAAAGACTAGATGAGATACTAGATAAGTTCGGATGGACTTGCGTTGCCGATGGCGGTAATATTTACGGGTTACAAAATGAAGATATATCTGAAGCCAAACAAGCCCTCACCTCACTCATAAAAGAACTGGTGGCGGAAGCGAAGCCTGAACGACAAAGCACTGAAAATATGGGGGACACTTTTAAGGTAAATTGGGCAAGAGGATATAATCTTGCTACTGACGAGTTCGAGCAGAACCTATTAAAAGTATTGGAGGAGAAATAGTATGAGGACATCAAGCGAATGTAAGATAGATAGCCATCTACCAACAGATGATGGTAGCCAGTGTGACTGTGGATACTTTTCCCACTACAAGCCGAACACTAAAGAATATCTTAGACTACACAAAGGCTATAAACCTTGGGATAGACCTGATATTGGTTGGATGGAACAACTAGTCAGATACCACACATCAGTCGCAGCACAGTTGCGTAAAGACATAGAGGCGTTAAAGGAGGTGAAATAGTATGAGTAACGGACCTATACTGCCGGCAGACGTACTTGCTAAGTACACAACAGAAGATTTGAGCGATCTAGTTGCTGTTATAGCTCAGATACTTGCAGAGAGGACGGGGCGTGATTGACAAAACAACAGCGGTTGTGAAAGGTGGTGTGCATGACCCAGCCCAACCAGAGTGACCTATTAAAAGCATTGGAGGAATTATGACAACCCAACCATATACACAGTCTATAGATGATGAGCTGGTAGATTTATTCAATAGGGCAGGATTATCAATCAACTATGATGACGATGAAGACCCGACTGCGCAACTAATTCACGAAGTACGCACTATCACTGACCGCCATGTACGCGAAGCGTGGGAACAAGGTGTAAAAGATGCGTATGTAGCTATAGACGATGTCGAACGCTTGCATATGTTTAATGATGGAGACGAAGTTATAGCCCAGCTATCTAACATACCTAAGGTGGAGAAACTATGACACCTACAGAACAAGATAATGAGCTACAGGAGAAGGTTGCAACTATTGTTGAGTATTGGGACTTCTCGCCGCTGCAAGATGAAGATAGCAGAATAGAGCGTTTAAAAAGCGAAATAATGCAACTCATCACCGCCGATAGGAAGCGTGTGGCGTTAGAGGCGAGGATAGACGAGCTAGAGCATACGTTCGTGTCTTATGACAATGCGTTAGCAAGCGAATTAGTCGAAAATCCAGAGTGGGAATATGGACAAGTAGCGGAACGCATTGCTGAACTCAAAGCTCAACAGGAGGAAGTATGACCGAGGATAAAACCAGGGAAATTAAAAAAGTAAAAGAAGCTAAGAAAGGTAAAGAAATAATGGGACAAAACGCAAACGTAGATACCAGTATCCCAACTGGTGCAGAAGAAGGTACTCCGAACAAGGAAAATCTAGAAAACCTCCGGGCAGACCTAGCAGACTTAATCCGAGACACACAAAAAGCACAAGAAACTTGTGTACCACCAGCAGTTCAAGAAGTAGTGTTAGCAGTTCGCCACCTTGAAGACGCTCGTATGCGTTTTGGTGTAGCACTCGCTTATGTAAACGGTAAAGACCCATTGGAGAATAAATAACATGGAAGACCGCCCAGAATACGCACTAAACGCAACAGTACAGCAACAATCACCCCTTTCAAGCCTGTTGGATACTCAAGATAAGACTAAGCACCTTCTACAGATTTTAGGTGAGAAGCTATCCCCTGTTAGCAACCCACACCCTGTAGATAAGGCTTTGGCAAACGGTGATCGTGGCTACCACGTCGAGACAGCACTATACAATCAGCGTGATATTAACGACGCTATTAGCTATCTTATCGACACAATAGTACTTTAACCAGAACAGGAAAACAAAAATATGTCAACATTTACAGTAAAAAGCACCATGCCTACGGGCAAGGCGAACGAGAAATTCGGGAAAGAGTTCTATGTTCAGTTCAATGAGACAGAACAAGCCTTCCCACTCTGGTTTAAGGAAGCCCCGGCAGTTGGTAAAGAGATTGATGGTGAAATCTCTAACGGAAAGTTTAAGAAAATCCGTAAAGAGTGGACCCCCAATGCAGCAGACCCGGACCCCAAGCCTGTTACTGGTGCAAAGCCAGCATACAAGGACAACTCAGACGGTATGCGACAGGGTATGTGTTTCAACAACGCAGCTAATTTTGTCAACACTCTCGTATTTGAGAAAACACTAACGGACCGTGAATGGGCAGACCTTACATTTGCATACGCCCAAGCATTGTACCTTAAAGGTGATCTAAACGTACCTGTTGAAGGCTCACAGCAGGAAGCAGCACCTGACCCCGTAGAGACTGTCAAAGAAGTCTTTGGTGGTGGAACGAAGTTGGTAACACCTCGTGGAAACTGATGAGATTATAGCCCAGCTTGATAACTTTCAGGCTAGGTTATTCATCCGAAGAAACGGGCAGGTTGAGCCAGCCGACCCGAACACATTAGCAAACAACCTACTACTTATCCGTGGTCTATTGATCCAGTTAGTAGATAAGGTTGCAGAGTCAGAAACCATATACCGAAAAGCCAAAGCAGCACGTTTTGATAGCTTCTTGACAGCCCACAAGCCCGGTGAGAAAGCAATCAGCAAATCAGCCGCTATGGATAAGCTAGACATGGAAGACGACCTTATTGATATGAAGATAGGATCAGAGCGTGTCAAAAACTATATGAAATATGTTGATGGGCTTTGTACATCCATCCAGTCAGTACTTAAAGTACAATCGAGTTCCGAAAAATCCCAATACTAAAATGAACAGTCTAGAAAGGTTTAAGCTTTACTATGAAGCCCACCCAAACGAAAAAGCCCGTCTCAAACGTGAAAGACCTGTTCGCAAATCCCCAAGAGGAAAACGTAGCACAAAATGATATTGCGTTCCTGTCAAACTATGAAGAACAGGCAATGGAATACATTAAGAACGAAGGTAAGTACCTCGGTGTTTCGACTGGTTACAAGAGTATAGACGCCCTTATGGGTTCGTTTCTACCGGGTGAAATACTGACTTTGGGTGGTGATACAGGACACGGTAAGTCAATTCTAGCTATGAATATAGCACAGAACGCATATAAGCAGACTATGCAACCCGTCCTGTTCGTTAACCTAGAGCTTACGGTGGAACAGGCAGTACAGCGGTTCTACAGCCTCGCAGGTAAAGATCACGACTACGCAGGTATCATGGTCCAAACCCAGCTCGACATCAACTATACAGATATTGACCACTTGATGGAACGAGCAAAGCAAGAAGACGTTTGTCTTGTAGTAGTTGACCACTTGCACTTCTTTGATGACTCTATCGGTGATAATGCAGCAGCAGCTATTACACGGATAATGAAGTACTTCAAGCGTTGTGCAATGAAGCACCAGCTACCAGTTCTCCTACTTAGTCACGTTACCCCACAAACACGGGTGACAGCACAGGGTATCGAGATCATCCGACCCGACCTTCACAGCTTTAAGAACAGTCGAAGTATTCAGCAGGTGTCAGATATGGTAGCGTTCGTATTCCGTGATCCCAAGGATACACACAAGGTAGATTTCTACATGAGGAAGAACCGTTCCCGTCCACTGGAACCAGAAGCCGTTCAATTAACACAAAAATCGTGGAAGATAGAGGATGACCCAACATGGCAGCCAAAAAACTTACCGCCGCTTGGCGGATACTAACCACTGGTAGATCACTAGAAGCAAAGATGAAGCTTATGCTATTCATCAGAGACTACTATGCACTACTAGCACATGATATAGATGAATTGTCAATCAAAGTCGGAGAGGTTAAGACCCTCGAAGCAGTCCGAGCAGTAGTAGATACAAAGATTGAGGAAAATAAAGATGAACCAACAAGCGTTTAGCGTCATACTTGCCTATCACTTTAGGCACATGATACGACCAACCACCCGACGTTTCCGTAAAGCACGTAAAGCAGAGCGTCAGAACCGACGTATAGGACGATTACACAATGGCAGGAAATAAAGAAGGGGCTCGAAAAGCCCGTGAAAAAAACTTAGCAAAAGACCCAGACTTCTATAAGAACATAGGTGGTCAGTCATGGAAGAACCCAGACCGATCACGTGAGACTGGATTTGCACTATTACCGAAGGAAAAACACCTTGAGCTTAGCAAAAAAGGCGGTCAAAAAACCAAAGAAGACTACAAGCCTACCAAAACTAAAAGCCTCAGTACAGGCACTGGCGAATAAATATGCAAGATTACGGGACTGTTTTGGAGATAGTGGAACGACCTGTATATCATGTGGAATCTGGCACCCTTTTGAGAAGCTTGATGGCGGTCACTTTATACCGACGACCTACTCCTCAACTCGTTTTGACGAGAGAAATATCAATGCCCAATGCCACAAATGCAACCGTTTCTTACATGGTGATCCTCGGCGATACTTTAGAGGAATGGAAGCAAAGTATGGCAGAGATGTCGTTGATGATCTTGAGTCCAGTGCGGGACCATACAAGTGGAAAAGAGAGGAGCTCGAAAGCCTCAGAGGCTATTATCGTGGAAAGATAAAGGATATTGAGGCAGGAATAGACCCCCGTCCACAAGAAAAACAAACAGTACAGGACATATTCAAACAATGAAACACGGAACATGGGGAGCATACAGAAAAGGCTGTAGGTGTGACGAATGTCGTACTCTGATGAGCGATTATCAAAGAAACCGACGAAAAAACAATCCAGCCGCACGTCTAAGAAACTTAGAGTATGTTAATAAGAGAAGGCTCGAACTATCCGAGTATGTTAAGCAGCTCAAAGATCACCCATGTACCGATTGTGGGGTAAAATACCCATATTACGTCATGCACTTCGACCATTTGGGCGTCGAACCAAAGATTTTTACAATAAGTAATTTGCCTAGTAAAAAGTCTATAGATACCGAGGTTAAAAAGTGTGAGTTGGTGTGTGCAAATTGCCATGCTGAACGTACTCAAATGCGTTTAGGGTATTGACATTGTGCTAGTGCTTTGCTATAATCTGTTTCAGAAGTTAAAACTCCCAAGTCTAAACTTCAAATAAACAACCAACTCATTAAAAAGGAGAAAAGCAAAATGAGTAAATTAGAAACAGTAATTAGTTTTGTCAGCCTGTGGGTTGCACGGTTCGCCCTTGCACTCTTGGCAGCAGCAGGTATGCTTCACCTACTCGGTGGTGTAGACCCAATAATTGCCTATCCTATTACTATCATTGGCGTCGCTTTCTTAGTAAAAGAAACGCTCTAAACCTTGCAATCATAAGCGAGATATAGTACAATGAATAGGTTAACAAGGAAAAATCAGCCTCCTTTGAGGCGTATTGTGAAACAAAAACGAACGATAACCTTCCGCAAAAAGCTGGACAATCCAGTTTTCAAAAAACTAGCTATCGCTTTCGCTATCGTGATCCTTGCAACCGCAACGTACTTACACTACCTTGCACCGCACACGTTAGAAGCTAAGCAGAGGGTCCAACTAGAAAGCACTCAACATCAGCTAATAGAAACTAAACGTACTCTACAGGAACAGAAGACACTCGACGCCCAGCAGGACGCAGAGAAACAGAAGCAACTGGAAGAAGTACAAAAGAAGCTTGAAGAAACTGAAAAGGCTCTCCAAGCGAAACGATCAACACCACAAAGCTCTGTAGCGTATGCAGCAGAAGCCCCAGCCTCTACACCTACTCGAACATATACGGGTGGTGGTAATAAGGAAGCATGGATGGCAGCAGCCGGGATACCTCAGAGTGAGTGGTGGGCAGTCGATAGCATTGTCAGTCGTGAAAGTTCATGGAACCCTAACGCTGTAAATGCCTCCAGTGGTGCCTGTGGGCTCGCACAAGCCCTCCCGTGTTCTAAGATGGGTCCGAACTGGTCCGATCCAGTTGTAGCCCTTAAATGGCAGTATAACTACGTTAACGCACGTTATGGTGGTTATCCACAAGCCGTTGCATTTTGGAACATCAACCATTGGTATTAAAAAGCTATTGCTTTTTTAGAGAAACTGTGCTAGATTAGGGGTAGGAGAAAACTCCCAGTTCTCAAAATTAACAAATCAACTTAGTAGGCAATCTGGTAAGCAGGTCAGACCGTGAAAGAGCGTTAACACTCGAAGGTACGGCAACTGGAAAATAGTCAAAGCCCAGATTAGGGGGACGGAACCGCTAACCCTGCACCGTGAAGAACCCCCAGACTATGGTTGATCGCCATAGGAGAGCACTGATTGTGAGTCTAGATAAACAATCGTGCTTACTGGATTGCCTATTAAGAAACAAAAACAGGAGAAATACAAATGACGACAAATGAGTTGGAAGCTATATTCGATAGCACATTCCAGCAAATAACAGAACTATCTCGCAGTAAAGGTGCTGATTATGCTTCAGAAGCTGATCGTCTAAGCAACTTTAAGGACCAGGCAGCTAAACTAGGTCTTACACCATACCAAGTGTGGGCGGTTTATGCTAACAAACACTGGGACGCCATCAACGCCTTTGTACGCAACAACGGTCAGTTAGAGAGTGAACCTATTGAGTCACGTGTGCACGACATCCTCGTGTACTCTATTTTGCTACTTGGACTTATTGAAGATAAAAAGCGTGAGGAGATACCTTTCTAATGAAACTTTTAACACCAGAAAACGAAAACTATGCAGCAACAATCGTCACGATCAAAGAAGTTCATCCTCTCGAAGGCTCAGACCGAATTATGGGAACTACTGTATTCGGGTCACAAGGTATTGTTTCAACCGCCACGCAGGTGGGGGATGTCTACGTTTATTTCCCAGCTGAAACACAACTATCCGAGGAGTTTTGCTACGAAAACAACCTCCATGACCACGGAAATCTCAATAAAGACCAAGGAGCGAAAGGGTACCTTGGTGATAATCGACGAGTTCGTGCAATACGACTCAGGGGACATCGAAGCGATTGCCTCCTACTTCCCGTGTCTTCCCTCTCATACACCGGGGCTAAAGTGTCCGAGTTGCAAGATGGTGACACTTTCGACCAGCTCAACGACAAACCCATTTGTAAAAAATACGTAATAAAGCGTACTGTAAAGGAGCAACGCCTTGAAAAAAACAAACACAAACCAGTCCCAAGGATCGACAAAAAGTTCCTTCCGGAGCACTATGACACGGATAACTACTTCCGTAACGCAGAGGTTATTCCTAACACTCGTTGGGTTTACATCACACAGAAGCTTCATGGTACTTCAATCCGAGTCGGTCATACAGTTGTTAACCGTAAGCTTACTATTCGTGACCGGGCAGCTAAACTAGCTGGAGTACAAGTCAAAGACACTGAAATGGATTACGTGTTCGGTAGCCGCAAGGTTATCAAGGACATCAACAATCCTAACCAGAACCACTTCTACAGTACTGACATCTGGACCGAGGAGGGTAAAAAGCTTGAGGGTCTTATCCCCGAGAACTTCCTACTCTACGGTGAGCTGATCGGATACACCCCTGAAGGTGGACCAATCCAGAAGAATTACACATACAAAGTCCCAGCAGGAACCCGTGACCTTTACATTTACCGTGTGGCGTTCATTAACGCTAAAGGGTACGTTGTAGACCTCTCATGGGAGCAAGTACAAGAGTTCTGTGCTGATCGTGGTCTAAAGACGGTCCCAGAGCTTTACAGCGGTCCTATGCCTACACAGCCTGAAATCGTTCAATGGTTCA